CAGCGAGCCGACGGCTATGTACGAAGCATACAAGATGAGGGCACAATACCCAGACCTCGTGGCCCCCACGATTCAGGGTATTCTCGGTATCGTGCATCACGGCGAGGCCCAGATCGAAGGGTTAGAGGAAGGAAAGCCTCTAGCTGATATGTGGGAGCTAGCCTCCCCCGACGGGCTGACGCTGGAGGCGCTCCACAAGAAGATCACCGAGGAGATCCTTACGGTTGGGCGGGTAGCGTTGCTGGCCGACCTACCGCCGGAAGGCGGCGAGCTGCCGTGGATCGCCTTCTATCAGGCCGAGAGCCTGATTAACTGGTCTGAGAGCCGCAACTTCTTTGTGCTGGAGGAGAACTATCGGGTCCGGAAGGGTTACAACTGGGACGCCGACAAGAGATACCGGGTGCTGGAACTAATCGACGATGTATACGAAGTCGAAGTCTTGGACAAGGACGGTCGCCCGGTAGTCGTAGTCGATGACCAGACCCAGGACATAGAAGAAGGCGTTGCGACCTCGGTTGTTGTGCCACAGTCTCGGGGTGGTAAGCCGCTGGACAAGATACCGTTGGTCGTGGCGGGTAGCCGCGACATGAGGCTGGAGCCGGACCAGATACCGCTCATCGGCGTGGTACGCGGGGCCTTCGCTATCTACCGGTTGGACGCAGACTATCGTCACCAGCTCTTTATGTCGGGCCAGGAGACCCTTTTCTATATCGGCCTAGCCAAGGAGGATGTACCCGACTATGTCGGCGCTGGCGTCGGTATAGCAATCCCTGAGGGCGGCGACGCCAAGTATGTCGGGCCTTCCGGGGCCGGTATCGAGGCGCACAAGACAGCCATCGAGGATGAGCGAAGCCGGGCGGCGGAGTCCGGTACACGCATGTTCTCCATCGGCGACAAGAAGTCGGCCGAGAGCGGCGAGGCACTGCGCATACGCGCTCGCGCGGGTGCTGCTACCATGGTATCGGTTGCCTTGACTAGCGCGGCGGCGCTGGAGCAGGTGCTACGGTACTGCGCTATGCTTGTAGGGCAGGACCCTGACGAGATCATAGTCAAGCCGAACCTGAACTTCCTCGAGACAGACTTGACGCCGGACGAGGCGAACAAGATGGTGGAGCTGTGGATGAACAAGGTCATCAGCTACGAGACATTGTACGCCAACCTTCAGCGGGGCCGTATCGCCTCTGAGGAACGCACCGCTGAGGAAGAGCAGGAACTCGTAGCCGAGGAGGAGGCGGCTATGGTGCCCGAGGAAGGTTTGGCTGAACCCGGCGCAGAGCCTGCGGATCTATCCGAGGGCACCGGGGATGACGAGTACGGCGAGGTCTCCCCGGAAGAGATCTCCGAGCTATTCGCTGAGGAAGAGGAACTCGTAGCATGATGCCCGTCAACTATCCGCTCCAGCTCTATCACGGTGATAGCGCGCAATGGGAATTCAAGCTCTGGAGAGATGAGGGTAAGACTGACCCTCATGATCTTACCGGGGTGATCCCCAAGGCTGAGATCAGGGACAAGTTCGCTGGTGTCAAGGTCTTCACTCTGGACTGCGAAATAGTGGCGGTTGCTGAGCCAGATGTGTCGAATACTGTATCGGTGGCGCTGACCGCTCTAGTTAGCGACACCCTACCTATCGGCGCTCTGATTTGGGACCTCCAGCTTACCTATCCTGACGGTACGGTGAACACGTTGGTCGCCGGGGCCGTTACCGTGACGGGCGACGTTACCGATTCAATACAACCGGCAGCTGCCTCGCAGGCACAGTTGAAGATTGCGAAGTGAACCAGATAATAGATATCAACTCTGAGGGTATATCTCTCGTTGAGGTGATTCGTCCGCCTCAGCCGGTGATCATTGAGGTTGTAGTACAGAAGCCGACGGTTGCGGTTGAAGCAACGGATATTGTACTAACCACTCAGATTGTATCTATAGACGTCGCAGTCCCTGAACCGGTTACTTTGGTTGAGCTGGTTCAACCAGAAACTATTTCACTTTTAGAGATCGTTGAAATTGCCGGTCCTCCGGGGCCGGTAGGTCCTGCGGGGCCGTTTGGGCCTGAGGGACCAGAGGGGCCGGTAGGACCGGAAGGGCCAGCCGGGCCGATAGGTCCAGCCGGGCCGGTCGATGAGGCTCCCAACGATGGTAAGATCTACGCTCGCCAGAACCTGAACTGGAACGACTTGGCCGATGAGTTTGCGGCCAAGGAAAATTTCATACCACAGAGTACGATCGATAAGTATTGGCGTGGTGATAAGACGTGGCAGATTCTTCCATCGACGGGTAGTGGTGGAGGCGGCGCTTCAGTTACCATAGGCGATACACCGCCACCCACGCCGGGCGTCGGCGACCTATGGTGGGAGAGCGACACCGGTATCATGTTCGTATGGTACAACGATGGTACCAGCACGCAGTGGGTACAGGCGACACCTATGGGGGCTGTAGGTCCTCCGGGGCCTCCGGGCGGGCCGGTAGGGCCAGCTGGACCAATCGGTCCTCAGGGTCCGCAGGGATTGCAAGGGCCAGTCGGCCCGGTAGGTCCGCAGGGAGCCATTGGCCCGAAGGGCGCTGACGGTTATCAGGGTAGCGACGGCGCGACAGGACCGCAAGGCCCACCAGGCCCAACCGGTGCCGATAGCACCGTGCCCGGCCCGGTAGGACCGATAGGACCGCAAGGTATACAGGGCATACAGGGCATACAGGGTCCTGTCGGCCCGATGGGCGGCGCGTATATGTTCATCGGGGACAATCCTCCCCCTAGCCCGACAGCCGGGCAGCTGTGGTGGGAGAGCGATACGGCTAACCATTACATCTGGTATGTTGACGCTAACTCTTCACAGTGGATTCAGGTCAACATGGGACCAACCGGTTCGGCGGGGCCGGTAGCTGAGGCACCCATGGATGGCCAGAAATACGTGCGTATGAACGGGGCGTGGGTGTTAGCCTGATGGCCTTCGATTTTCCAGCCACACCAACCGAAGGGCAAACTTTCCAGCCTGCGGGCGGGCCGTTGTTCGTATTCCGTGCGCCGACGTGGCGCGTGGTCAGCTCGGACGGGACGCCTGTCGGGTCGGTAGCTATGTTGGCTACGACGACCGCGCCGTTGGGGTGGCTGAAGGCGAATGGGGCCTTGATAAACCGCGTGACCTACGCGGGCCTGTTCGCGGTCATAGGGACGACCTTCGGGGCCGGTGACGGCTCAACCACGTTCGCCCTCCCGGACCTCCGGGGTGAGTTCCTACGCGGCTGGAATGATGGCCGGGCGGTAGTTGACGCGGGCCGTGCGTTTGGTTCGTTACAGACCGATGGTCTAAAGACCCACGATCATACCTTCAGCGCGACTAGTGGTGGCATCAGTGCCGGTCATACGCATGGCGCTACCGGGCTGACGATGGGCACCGAAAGTGCCGACCACACACATACCGTGGCGGTCTCGGGTTCAACCGGCGCGAACTCGGTCAGTCATACCCATACCTTTGCGGATAGCAGCTCGGTGACAGGCACCGGTAGTGCCAACCATTCTCACTCCATCACTGGCGTCATGCCTATGTCGGGCGTGGCTGCATTTGGTTACGATTGGGTAGGTAATGGTTCTGCTAACGACACCACTCCGAACACCAATGCGTCCGGCGCGGCGCACACTCATACGGTTGCGGTCAGTGGCTCAACAGGCGGTGTGAGCGCGAACCATACGCATACTTTCAGTGATGCTTCGTCGACTACCGGTGGCCGTTCGGCGGGACACACCCACGCTATGACTGGCAATACCGCAGCCCAATCCGTAGATCATACACATACCACTTCAGGTACTGTAGTGGCTAACGTTGGCGGCACTACTGAGACAAGACCAAGGAATATCGCTCTATTGGCATGTATTAAATACTAGGGGAGAACACTTATGGCACTACCACTGATCTGTTACCACTATGACCCGGAGACTTTCGTCTATCTTAACGCCTCTTCGGCGGCGGACCCAGACCCTGAGACGCCGGGGAGCTACCTTATCCCGGCTAACGCTACGCTGGACGTGCCGCCGTCGGTGCCTGACCCGAAGCGCCATATCGCCGTTTACCGTGACGGTGAATGGGTCGTTGAGACCAAGGCGTCGGCTCCCATCATCGAGAAGAACCTCGCTGAAGCACCGGAGGGGATGTACAAGCG